GTGAGCCTGTGGATGCAGTAGAGGCTGTGCCATTTGTTATGGATGTAAAGAACCGTGACAGCTTGAAGAGTATCAATGGTGTGATGAGTAACTTCAAGAAGAAGAACATGTTACCTATCATGTCTACCATCAAGCTAGAAGGTATCGAAGATAGCATACCTACTGGTGCTAAGTTTGGTAAGATACAAGCAAACACTGGTGATGCTGTTGAACTTGCGAGTGAAGACAACGACACACTCAAAGACTTCTTAGAACTTATTGAGTATAGCAACGGTAAGATACTGGATCTACATCATGAACGTGCCAAGATGGGTACAGATAATGATGCAGAACTTGTCGGTGAGATCCTCAACAATGACTTCGTGGAGGTGGCTGAGTAATGAATCACCCTGCTGAACTACAAGTCTTTAGCTACTTGCAAAAGGCTATGAAGGGTGAGGCTACAATGACAGAGGAGGTGACCGACTTGGTTGCCTCCGATGTTAAGGCTGCTATGGATAAGCAGTTCAACTCTCCACCCCGTGATGCTTTTAAGTTACGTATGTCTAACATAGGCAGACCTAAGTGCCAGTTGTGGTTTGATAAGAATAAACCTGAAGACAAAGTACCATTACCACCACACTTCCTGATGAACATGATACTAGGTGACATAGTAGAAGCTGTGTTCAAAGGGTTGCTACGTGCAGCAGGTGCTGAGTTCAAAGACAATGACAATGTTACACTCAAGTTAGCTGATGGACAAGAGATTAATGGTGAGTACGATATGGAGATGGACGGAAAGATAGATGATGTAAAGTCTGCATCACCTTGGTCCTATCAAAATAAGTTTGACTCATTCGAATCTTTACAGAAGGGTGATGGCTTCGGTTATATACCTCAATTAGTTGGATACTCTAAGGCCGCAGGAAAAGAAGTAGGCGGTTGGTGGGTGGTCAACAAAGGCAACGGTGAGTTTAAGTATGTCAGTGCTTCGGAGGTTGACTCTGATAAGGTAATAGAAGACATCCAAGAAACGGTAAATTATATAGACAACGATGAGCCATTTGAAAGATGTTTTAAAGCTGTACCTGAGACATTCTATAAGAAAAAAACAGGAAACCTTGTACTTAGTAGCTCGTGTAAATTTTGCAGTCACAAATATAAATGTTGGAACAGTTTAAAGACACAACCTTCAAGGGTATCTAAAGCCAAGAACCCACCTGAAGTGGATTATATATTTATAGGTGACGGTATTGATACGTAGACATAACAAAAGAGTATATCGTAGCGGTCTTGAACAAGAGGCTGCTGCGTTTCTAAAGACTAGACAGAAGAAGGTAGAGTATGAGAAGATAAAGATAGAGTGGGAAGACTTACGCTATCGTACATACACTCCAGACTTTGAGCTAGACAACGGTATCATAATAGAAACAAAAGGATTATTTAGTTCTGCAGATAGAAAGAAACATGTTGAAATACAAAGACAACACCCTAAGTTAGATATAAGGTTTGTATTTAGTAACGCTAAACAAAGACTATACAAAGGAGCTAAGTCTAGGTACTGTGACTGGTGTGATCAGAAGAACTTCAAGTGGGCGCATCGTGTAATACCTGAAGAATGGCTAACAGAAAAAGGCAAGCGCATGAAAGAACAGCGTGTCATAGTTAAAAGGAGAACCTGATGGGTCACGAAATAGAAGAAGATGAAGTTGCTATAATAGTAAAGCCTGAGTTAAATGAAGATGGCGAGTGGGATGGTACTATAAAGACTGGACTAGTGTTTGGTGAAAGTAAAAACCCTGTAGCTACAAGAGCAGCTATGGACTTAGCTTTGACTATGGCAGCAACTACTAATGTGCTAGATGATTATCCAGAAATATTTGATTACTACGATGAAGCCAGGGTAGACTTAATAAAAGAGATGTTCCCTAAAGAGTTTGCTGAATCAGCACTTGCAATAGACGAAGAAATGGACTATACCACAGATGGTAACGTAATCAAGTTAACCAAGTGGACAAAGACGTTAGGTGAAGCATGAGTGATTTAGTAAACAACCCACCACATTACAACCAAGCAGGTATAGAATGCATTGATGCTATCCTTGCTGCAACTAACCACAACAAAGAAGGATACCTACAAGGTAACATACTGAAGTATGTATGGAGGTACGACTACAAGAATGGATTAGAAGATTTGCAAAAGGCACAGTGGTATTTAAACAAACTCATAGAGGTATATAAAGAGAAGCACAAATGATACGTAAGTTTAGTGTGACATATATGATGGAGGTTGATGAAGATAACAACTTCCTATCAGCCCACCAAGAAGGGCATATAGAAGACGTACATGATTTGATAAGTAACATCATGCATGACGTAGATGATATTAGAATACACAACCTAAATATAAAGGAGAGATGATGGACTTTAATGAATACCAAAAGGAAGCTGTAAAGACTGCTATATATACTGACCCTATCATATACCCTGCTTTGGGTTTAGGTAATGAGGCAGGTGAGGTGCAGGGTAAAGTCAAGAAGATGTTACGTGATGATACGTTTGACAAACCTGCTATAGCTGCAGAGATAGGTGATGTGTTGTGGTATATAGCTGCACTGTGTCGTGACCTAGAAGTAAGCATGGATGATATTGCTACAGGTAACCTAGCTAAACTAAAGAGTAGACAAGAACGTGGAACTATACAAGGAAGTGGAGACAATAGATGATTGACCCCTCTATGACAGAAATTTATAAAGGCATGTTCATATTGTTATGTGTAATAGTAGGAGCCATATGGGTATTTACAAGGGATTACAAATGAACTATTGTGATATGAAAGGTTTGATATGGCCTTTCCTTTTTTGTGTATTCGTTATAATAATATTACCAGTGTTACTGGTAGACAATAAGAAGTACTGTAAACAAAGCATCGTTCCATGTTACCCTTGGAACAACGGAGGATTAAATGAGTAACTTACTACCAACAGACTATCAGAGTTTTATACACCAGTCACGCTATGCCAAGTACATAGATGGCAAAGGCCGTGAGTCATGGGCAGAGACAGTAGGACGCTACATGGATAATGTAGTACGTCCAAAGCTAGGCAACGATTCGTGGAGCAATGAGATAGAGCAAGCTATACTTAGCTTAGATGTAATGCCAAGCATGAGAGCCATGATGACTAGTGGTGCTGCGTTGGACAGAGATAACACAGCAGGATATAACTGCTCATACCTACCTGTCGATGACCCTAAGTCTTTTGATGAGGCCATGTTTATCTTACTCTGCGGTACAGGCGTAGGCTTCAGCGTTGAGCGTCAGTTTGTGCAGCAGCTACCAGAGATACCTGATTTGTTTGACAGTGAGACTACCATTGTAGTTAAGGATAGCAAAGAGGGTTGGGCTAAGTCTTTCCGTCAGCTACTAGCATTACTATGGGCAGGTGAGATACCTAAGTGGGACATTACTCGTGTACGTCCTGCAGGTGCTAGGCTCAAGACATTTGGTGGTAGAGCCAGTGGTCCTGGACCTCTTGTCGAGTTGTTTAACTTCTCAGTTAACACGTTCAAGAATGCACAAGGACGTAAGCTTACCTCTATGGAATGCCATGACTTGATGTGTTTCATTGGACAGATAGTTGTAGTAGGTGGTGTACGTAGGTCAGCCATGATTAGTTTGTCTAACCTAAGTGATGATCGTATGCGTCACGCTAAGTCAGGACAGTGGTGGGAGACAGCACCACACAGAGCATTGGCTAACAACTCTGTATCATACACAGAGAAGCCAGACATAGAAACATTCATGCGTGAGTGGACAGCATTAGTAGAGAGTAAGTCAGGTGAGAGAGGTATCTTTAATCGTGAAGCATCTAAAGCACAGGCTGCTAAGTATGGTAGGCGTGACCCTGACTGGCAGTTCGGAACTAATCCATGCAGTGAGATTATACTTAGACCCTACCAGTTTTGCAATCTTACGGAAGTTGTTGTTCGTGCCACTGATACGGTTAAAGACTTGGAGCGTAAAGTCAAAGTCGCCACAATACTTGGGACAATCCAAAGCTCGTACACAAAGTTTCCTTACTTGCGGAAAGTGTGGCAACGTAATACGGAAGAAGAGAGATTGCTTGGTGTGTCGCTAACAGGTATAATGGACAACCCATTGATGACTGCAGTTAACTCTAACTTAGAGAAGACACTTGATAACTTACGAAATGTCGCACTGGCTACTAATCATGAATACGCTGACTTGCTTGATATACCTCAGTCTGCTGCTATTACCTGCGTCAAACCTTCGGGTACTGTCTCGC